GTTTTCTATATTTTCTACAATTCTATCTAGCAAACCTTCTTTTTGATTATTTTCTACAAAAATAGTATCGTTTTTCATATTTGAACTCAGCCAAAGTTCTCCCAAAAAAGTGTTGATAGATTCAATAAAGTTGGTATTTGTCATATTTTTAAGATTATCTAAATTAAAATCTTTGGAAAAAAACTGGGATAATACAAAAGCAGCTACTACGAAAAAAAGAACTACAAAATAACTGTTTTTTGCCACAAATGAATAAATATCCATAGAATCTGAATCTAAAATCTCCATCGAGTAATAATAGAATGATTTATATTTTTTAGACGTAATGAACATAAAAAATATATTTTTTATTATTTATATGACTATTTCGGAAAATCTTCCTCTCAAATCTCTCCTTGACCAAACTGATTATGTTAATCACACTGACACAATACGTCGTCTAAAACACAGTGTACTAATACGTGATGATATTCGCAAATTAGATTCATTTAAGAAAAAAAATGCCATGTTATGGGAATCAAATCAACAGCTGTTTTTAGAAACATGTGTCGAAGAATTCCCATTTTTATACAATAATTACATGGATATTTTTCATAAAATGATTAAGGATGAACTAGATATGACATTGATGCATAAATTATTAGTTATTCTAAAATTGATCGAGGATGGTGCAGTTGATCAATATGATGGTTCTGTTATGGTAGGTAAAGTATTAAAAGAACTATACATTGATAGCGCAGTGAAAAGAGGTGATAATTTGGACAAAATATACGATGCGGATAAACCCAAATTAGTCGAGGGTAAAGAAGTATCATGGAAACAATATAAAAGCTTGAATGCATAATAAATAATGGCTGAATTTAACGTTACTAGTTTTATAAATGCTAGCAGGGTTAACAGTGGGCGTCAATACGCGATTCTTCGTTTGTTTGTCAACGCCGATAATAATGAACTTAAAACAATATACAAAAAACATATCGATAAACATAATAATGAAGTTGTCAATTCCACTTTCCCAAATGCAGGATTTGACTTGTTTGTTCCCAATGATATTACATTTGACAAAGATATCACTAGTAAATTCATTGATTTAGAAATACATTGTGAAATGTTGAATAATGATAATCAACCACAAGGTTTTTACCTTTTTCCACGTTCTAGTATTTCAAAGACACCTCTTATGTTAGCCAATCATACTGGAGTAATAGATAGTGGATATAGAGGAAGGATGATTGGTGCTTTTCGTTGGTTAAAATCACCAGAAAACGACGAATTGATTTATAAAGTAGAAAGTGGAACTCGTCTAGTACAAATATGCCATCCATCATTATGTCCTATATTAGTTCATTTGGTTGATAAATTAGAAGATTTATCAACAACAGAACGAGGCGCAGGAGGGTTTGGATCGACTGGTCGTTAAAAAAATATGCAAAACATTTAATCCAACATTATATATATGATTTATAATGTTGAATGATAATAGATATCTGAAAATATATGAAGGTCAATCTTATAAAAAAAAATACCAAAAACGCTATCAAAAAATAATTGTATTTGATTTGGACGAAACCATGGGTTCATTTGGAGATTTGTATATTCTTTGGAGTGGATTACAGAAAATTTATCTATTTGACAAAGAAAATGTTCAGAATGATTTTGATAACATAATGGATTTATATCCCGAATTTTTACGTTATGGATTATTGCAAATACTCGAATATTTATATACGAAAAAGAAACAAGGTGAATGTGATAAATTATTTATCTATACAAATAATGTTTGTACCCCGCCATGGGTTTCATTGATCATCGAATACATAAATAAAAAATTAAATACAAAGGACCCTTTGTTTGATAAAATCATTTCTGCGTTTAAAATTAATAATAAAATTATAGAGGTTTCGAGAACAAAAAGAGAGAAATCTTGTTCCGATTTGATTCGTTGTACAATGTTACCAAAAAATACTGAAATTTGTTTTATTGACGATACATACCACAAAGATATGCTTCATGAAAAGGTTTTTTACATTCAACCTTATCCATATTATCATGGTGTTTCAGTAGAAACTATTATTCAGCGATTTCAGAATTCCAAATGTGGTATCGAGATTATTGAAAAATCAAATATGGTTGGTAAATTTTATGAATATATGAAGGACTGGTTTTATTTTCATAATCCAGTCAATTTCGAGAACCAATCAATTCAACAGAATGAAATCAATGTTTTTGTTGCACAAAAAATGATGTACCATATAAAGGAATTCTTTTATTTAACCAATCGTAAAAATCGTACGCGCAAGAGATATTCTCGAGTTGGAAAATCGACTCGTAAAAATTATGCTTTTGTACACACTTGAATATTTATATAGATGTAAAAGGGCAATTGTTAGTGATAAATCAATTACACTTTTTATCATTTCAAACGCCCATTTTTGAAATGAGATTTATAAATAATTATTCTTAATTTTTTCGTGTTTTATTTTTTGCTACATATTTTTCCGGTCTTTCATAAGCACCTTTGAAAATATTTTTTCTTCGGGTATTTCACTAATTTTAAAAAATAGGCATTTTTTTACAAGGCATTTTTATTTAATATTTAATAAAAATTGATTTAAAGTTATGCCTTTATAATATATACAAATGATACAAATGACATATCTACAAGATAAAATAAATACGTTTTTCAAAAAACGAAATGAACTGTTCAAAAAACCACTTGAAAAAATTATAAATATTATGTTAAACAAGTGTAAATACATCAATGGAGAAAGTTTAGAGAGACACAATTGGGGAAATAATCCAATAAAATTAAAAAAAATACCAAAAAACATTAATTTACCTTCATTTGAAGAAGATTTATTAAATGCACTTAATTTAGAAGATAATGAAAAATCGATTGTAGAATTATTATGGGGAGATATACAACTTGGAAAAAGAGTTCAAGCGTGCATAATTATGTGGATTTCGGTTCATATACTAAAAAGACCAGTTTTATACATTTTCAGAAATTTGACAATAGACCAAAAACAATTACAAGATGATATAGTTGGAACGGAAAATTACAGTTTTAATATTCAATTTATAAAAACATTATTTCAAGAATTTAATAATGAACTCCAAGAATATTTTCAGGAAACAAATGTAGAATATTGGAAAGATTACAAACTTCCAGAACTAAAAGATATAAATAGTAATGATATTATTAGTAAATTAAGTAATAAAGAAGCAATCAATTCAAATGACATATTTTGTTGTTTAATGAACCATACTCAGTTAGCAAAACTAAATACGAAATTTAGTGAGTATATTTATTACAATGATGAACTTGTGAATATAACCACATTAGTTGATGAAAGTGATTTAATGAGCCCCACATCATCAAACGATAGAACCAATGATAATGATAAAAAAGATTCCACTGCATGTGAAATATTGCTTGCAAAAATATATAAAAAAGTAAAATATGTGCTACATATTACAGGGACAGCACATTCATTGTTGTATAATATAACAACCCGATTAAGCGACCATACTGATATACAAATCAAAATTTCAAAGGTTCATAAAATGAAAAGGTCAGATGATTATTTTGGATTATTTAATAATTCTATAAATTTCAACACTACACTTGTTGAATCTTGGTGGGACTATCAAGATACAGAAAATCACAAAAAAAAAACCTGTTACAATATTATTGAAGATTATAATATTAATATAAAAAAAATAATTGAAGAAATACTAAAAAGACCTACAATTAAATATAATTCGTTATTGATAAGTGAAGAAAAAATAAGAGCTAATCAATTTTGTTTAGTAGATAAAATAGTTAAAGATTTTCCCAATTTGTTTATCGTTATATATCATGGAAATTGTTTAAGATTATATTTATCAAAAAAATATGAAAAAGAAATAAAATATTGGTCTAAATGGGACTCAAAACAATCATCAACTAGTCAAAGATTATGGCAATCAGGAGGAATATACGGGTCATCAATAGATACTGAAAAATCTGAAAAACTATCCAATGATTATTGCTATTTCAATATAAATACAAAAATATTAAATATAAAGTTTGTTTATAAATTATTAAGAATTTTATTTGAAAAAAGCGATACTCCAATTTTATGTAAAACAATTGTAACAATAACAGGTAAATATGGAGAAAGAGGATATTCTTTTACGAGTGACGATTATGATAATTATTCATTACATTTAACAGACCAGTATTTTGTATCTCATGCATCATTAAACTGCACTGACATTTCACAACGATTAAGATTACAAGGAAAATATAATGATTTAGAACTAAAAAATGGGCGTATGAAACTGACTTTATGGACTACCAATGAATTGCAAGATATAATACAAAACTTTTATGTAAAATTTATAAAAGAAATTGAAAAATTTATTATGGGGTGTGAGAGTTGGGAAGAAATTAAAGAGTTATTAGAAAATAAAATTTTTGATAACGGTGATTTAAAGTTTGGTAAATATATGAAATATATTGATGTGTCAAAGAAACGAAAAAATCTAAAAGCAATGAAACATTTTGATAAAAAAATGAATGGTTATTCATTAATAAGTATTGATGATATGAGTGATTTTGAATTAAGCGAATGGTGCAAAGAAACTAAATTACCTGATTATATTTGTGTTAATGAAATAAAAGAAATGGATATTGATCACTTTATTGATAAATATGGTCAAGAATGGAATATCAATACATTTTATAATTTAACATTCGATGAATTAAATGAGCGTTTTGAGCAAATTGGTAAAAAAAAACATAACCCATCAATAAATGACAATGGAAAACATGTGTGTTGTTTAGCAAATGAAAATTTGAAAGTTTGGAAATATGATGAACTTTATAATAAATTAAAAAATTATGGTAATAACTCAACTCATGGCATTCATAATGGTCTAAAATCTAATAAAAAATACGCTACACGAGCATGGGTAGGTTATGATAATAATGGTGAAATTAAATATATACTTAAACTTGCTGAAAAAACAGAAAAAAAAACTCTACCTTTTCATACAAATGACTACATAAAAAAAACTCCGTATATTGTTGATGTTGATAAAGTAAAATATTCTATTCTTAAAAAAGAATACAAACAACAAAACACTCACGGATATACAAATGAAGACGGAGATGATTTTATAGAAGACGACAATAAATTCCCAGAAAAATATTATTGGAAAACTCCCGATGGTTGGTTATATTTGTATGATAAAGACAAACCGGAAATTGTTTCGTTAGATATAGTAGCTCCTCTACCTGTTAAAAATGTTATACAACCAAACATTTCAAGAGAACCATTAATTAATAGTGATATATTGCTATTCGCAAATTCGTGTTGTAAAAAAACAGAAAAAACAAACTTAAGATTTGTATTAAAAGATATATTCAAAATATATGAAAATTGGTGCAAAATAAATGGTAAAAAATGTTTGAAAACGCAGAAAAAATTTAAAGAGGAGTTTGAAAAAATAAATTACAAACAAGAAGAAGGCAAAGGGGTTGATATAAATAATATTCCTGGTAAACGAGGTTATAATATTATGGTTTCATTATAATTTCACTTAAAAGTAATTTACAAATATTAATAATATGAAAGATTATATTATTAATTCTTTTATTTTACAGGATAACAACACATTATTAGATATATATAATTACATAAAATTTCGTTATGATAATTCAGTTGAATTAAATGATATAAAAACAGAATTGACTAAATTAATTAAAAATAATGTTATTTTTTTTTGTAACAAAAATTACAATTTATCAAACGAAGGTAATGTAATATTGAATGA